GAAACAATCGCAGCACTAAGAGTTGTTACTACAGTATTTGGTTCTATACCACCAATGGTAACCTTATTATTATCAGCATGCATGCCATGATTGTATTGAGTAACTTCAAATACGTTACCTTCATAGATTGCTTCTGGAATTGTTACGGATCCTCTAACAACTGTTCCTCCAAGACCAGTAATGCTTCCATCACCTTCTTCAATCGATAGTTGATTTCCTTCTGTAAAGGTCTGACCCTGAATTTCTGTTAGATAAAGAGTATCTGTATTGGGTACAGTGGCAACTGTAATTCTTGCATCTCTACCTTTTCCACCAACATCAGCAGTGGTAATTCCCAAAACATCACCAACGGCATATCCATTTCCAGTAGCACCAATAGCAACTGCATTTAGAATTCCAGCACCAAATCCAATAGTAGTTGCTGTTGCACCAGATCCATTTCCAGTAATCGTATAAAGACTTACATTACTAAAGGATCCATTAGAGTAACCAATTCCAGCATTGGTGATATTATAATCTGTTCCGAGATTACCACCACCAATATTTCCACCAACTTTTTCAATTACACCATTTGTGTCACCATCATAAATTCTAGATCCAGGTTCAAAGAGTGTATTATATGTGGTATTAATACCAACATTTAATTTTCTTGGGAAAGTTCTAATAGCATTAGATTGTAATTCATATACATTTGCGTCTGGTTCATTGAAATCAGTAGAACCAATTGAAATAATTGGATTGTTGATATAAACAGTTCCAGATGTAGATGAGAATTCTGCCTTATAGAAACAGAATTTCAAATCTTCATACAAACTTGGTGTGGATATTGCACCATTTTGTGGTTTGTAAAGATTACCACCAGTGTACTGATTCGAATAGATAATTTGATCAGCATTTGGATAATTTTGAGTCTTAATAGTCGCTTGTGTAGACTCTGCGGTATATACCTTATAATCATCTGATGATGGTGAAATCAAGCAAAGAGAATATTGCTTGTTTGGTTGCAGATATACTGGAGACTTAAACATCAAACTAGTCTCAGTGTCTCCACTTGTAGAAGTTGTTACGTCTGATGGTGATACTTCAATTCTTGCATAATCTTGTACTAATTTGTTTGTTGGAGTTCCGCCAATATCAGTTTCTCTAATTTCAACAAACATCTTCTCTTGGGAATCTTTTGCCGAGAAGTATAATCCTACCCCTGTTAAGAATCCACCAGTACTATCACTTCTAAATGTTTGTGAAAGTGGATCTCCAGGAATTGCATTTACTGGAAGTGATGCTGGAGGTCTTCTAACAGAAACACTTTCAGAATATACTGTTCTATCAAATACACCATTCGAGAAGAATGTATTTTCGGTAAATGAAAGATTTGAGATATTTGAATTGGTGGAGCTAGATGTTAGTTTAAATGTCTTTGAACCAACTTTAAATGAAGCTGGAGGTGTTGGAGTTGCTAGTGGATTTCTGATAAAGAAACATCCATTCAAATCACCAACAGAATCAGTATTTAAAGTTTGTGCTCCAACCGTCGCTTGAGCAGAACTAGTTTTACCAACTAAAATCATTCCTGATGGAGCATATCCGAAGAATCTACCATCAGATGCATCTGCTAATGAGAATGTATCGATATTAAGTACGGTTGATGATGAAGAATACGTTGTTAGTGTAAGATTTGTTGAATATGGATCTTCTGGATATGTAGAATTTGGATTGCTATAAAGTCCAGTTTTGTGATTTGCTGCTGCAACTCTGAAAGAAGAAACCTGCTTACCGTCAACTAAACCAATTACGGTTTCTCCTGTCTGGAAAACACCACTAACCATGGCAATTTTCAACAGTTTGGGAACCACATCTATATTTGAACTACCACCAAAGAATGAATAATATGTTGTAGATGGTTTTAATCCACTTGCTTCAAACTGAACATTTCTGGATCTTAAATGATTATCTTTTTTAGCACTACTAATAAGATTTGCTAATAAGGAGTCTTGCCACTCACCTTGAGTTCTAACAATTACACTGCCTGAAGTATTAATTGTCTTTGCCCAAGTATCAGAGGATGGTGTTAGTTTAACAAAACCATTATAGTTTTGTACACCGAATGGATTAATTGTTTGTTCCTTAGTAGCAAATTGTTGTGAAATATTAGTCCACTTAACAGGAGCATAATTTAATGTAACAAGATCTCCAGTTTTCTTGAGATTGTTATCTATCCGTTGTAGATCTGTAGAAAAGTCTGCTGAGTTAATATCGGTATTCAATTCTGGCGAGATCTGCCCTTTTAGTGTATGAATTGAAACATCCGAATTCATTTCTGTCAGTGAAGTTTCTATTGACACATTAGAATCTAAATTCTTAGTATCGATAGAATTTGTATTCTTAAATGGATCTACTAAGAAACCACTCTTAAATCTATCAAATCCATCACTATCTTTAATTTGCAGTGCTTTTGTATTTAATTCAAGAAGATTCAATGTAGTTAATTCTTCTACATGTTCAATTCTATCTTCCAACTTACGAATATCTCTCATCGTATAACGCTTGTTATCGAAGAGTGATACCTTAATATTATCTACATCGAATAGATATGCTGGATATTCAATAGTTGCAAGATCCATAGAATCATCTATAGATGATGGTGCTTTTGGATCCGAAGATGAAATACCTTTAGTGACTACCAGGTTGCCATTTTTATTCAATGATAATCTATCAATTCTTGGTAGATAATATGCATAATCAATTATCGACGATTCATTTGGTGCAACAACTAAAGATGGATTGTTTCCAGCAGCACCAAAGTTTCTGGATGCAAAGGCAAAGGGAGAGTTTGTTGGAGTTCCAGCAGTGGCATCAAAATCAGTAACTCTAGGTCTGATATCAATAACATCAGATGCCCTTACTCCAGAAGAAAGGGTTGCAATACCATCATTATATCTTTCTTGGGCATAACTATTAACAGTATATACGTGTCCAGAATCATTGCTAGGAACAGTATACTTATTATAAATGACCAAAAGTCTATTCGATGGTAATGAAGTAGTCTTTCTTATTATTCTAGAATAATCATAGAATTGATCTCTTTGTCCATTATCAAGATCGTATTGATTAGTTCTATCAATATATGAACCTCTAGTCACTAGTGTTGGAGATCCAGATATTCCAGATTCTTCAAACTTAATTGTTTCACCAGTAACAAACTTACTAGAATTCAAATATACAAATTCAACAACAGTGGATGATGATCTAGTGACAATTTGTGCAACTGCTCCACTTTGTTGACCAATAATTTTTTCACCTAAGATTGATTCTGTGTTGAGATTTAATCCAGATGAGAATGTTAAACTATCTAAAACAACAGAGTTCTGATCAACAGATTCGTAAATTGCTACAATATCATTAACATCTGGAGTATTGAGTGAGATAATTTCATCTTCAACTCTCAAACCAAATCTAACAGAATACCCTAAACCTGATGTTAATGTTGTTCCCGCGCCTACACTTCTAAAGACATCGGTTTTTTGGCTTCTTGTATATACCTTTTGCTTAGTTCTAATATCACTCTTCTTGAGAGTTACATTAACAGTAACATTCGCACCTGCCTCCAAACCAGCAAGATTAATTGAAGTTCCAGTTCCATCTAACGCAAACTTATCAGAAGTTAGGGGATCAATATCACCATCTGCCTCATAAACAACAGTATATCTCTCTGCGTCGAACGGTTCAAATACAGCATCAGAAACTCCGGTGTCTGCAAGAGTAATGGATAAAGTTCCTGTTGCTGATGTTGTTTGTCCAGTAACTTGTCTAACTATAGTTAGATTAGATCCAGAAAGAGAAACATCAGAAATATTTTTAGAATTTAATGGTGCATATAATTGTGCTTTATCACCATTTGTGATTTGAGGTGTTGCAACATTAAATGTGAATGCTCCAGTTGTAACAGAAGAATCATTAACATCAGTTACTGTAGTAGTAGCATCTAAGTTGATCGTAAGTCCATCTGTTGCAACGGATGAAACTCTATTGAAAGATGGATTTGTATTTCCAGGAACTTGATATGAAATAATAGTATCTGTTTTAATACCAGCAAAAGTTCTACCAGTACATGTTGCAACTCCAGATACTGAATCAATATTGAGAGTATCAGTTGCTTTAAATCCAGAAGGAACTTGTAAGTTTAATTTTGCATCTGCAATAAAGGATGTGGTTAATCCTGGAATCGAATTAAATGATTGGAAAACAGATTTAACATCACTTGCACCATATACTTTAATAGTCTGAATGGATCTTGTTAATGATGGGTCTGCATTTAATGAAACTTCTTCATCTTGAATAAAAGATCCAGAAGTTTGATTGAGTTTGTATTGGGTTCCTGCATGCTCTACAACATATCCAGATGCTCCGCTACTCAATCCCTTTACATATGACCCTAAAGGAACCTCTTGAAGGGTTGTTCCATTGTTAAGAGTTAGGACTGTATAAGTTTGTACATCGAAAAGATATAGATCAAATTCAGTAGAATTATTTTGATATGGAGCATCACTTACGCCATAAGAATATACTCTTGCTTGACCAATTGTCGCACCAGCACCTATAGGTCTTCTTCTAGAGTGAAGATCTATTGTGAAATTATTATCTAATCCAACAAAAGGAGTTCCTTCAACATTGTTGACAACGAGTTTGTTGCCCATCTCAAAGGGAACTGATGTATTTTTAATTTCTCTAACATCTCTGGGTTTTTCTACATCAATAATAGTTGTAGAAGTTTTCTCAATATCAAAACCTCTTACATATGCTTTACCAGGAGAAACTTTAAGTGCTAATAAATCTTCAGATGGAGTATTTCCTTGCTCGGTTCTTTGAGAAGCGAAAAATACACCGTCACTATTCAATCTATCATTTAATGAATCATCAATTTCAATTCTAAATGGATCTACTGCATAATCACCAGACTCTTCATAAGTTCTCTTTGCAATATATTCCTTTATTAGTGAATAATCACTGCTATCTTGAATCTTTTTAACTAGACCATCAGTTACTCTTAAAATTTCTACAAAGTTCTTATCATCAACGTCAGTAATTCTTTTTTTAGATAACTCTGCAGTAATCTTTAATCTATCTGCACCTGGTGCAGCATAGTTTGAAAATCCTCTGGCATTATCGTATAAACTATTATCTTCCTGTGCATCAATCAGGGATTCTGTAACAGACAGACCAATTCTATATGATGGTGTATTTGTATATTGATCTAATATGAGAGTTCCAGGTTCTACAAGTATAAAATGTCCTCTAATGAAATAAATTCCCTGCTCAATAGAAACAGCTGAAGCAACAGAAGTTGCATCTGATGCAATCAGTGTTGCAAATGTGTCACCAGTACTGATGGTGGTGTTTCCATATATTAAGTTTTCTTCTAGGAATAGAGTTTCGCCATCTCTAAATGATGTGATTGCAAAATCCGAATCTGCAGTTGTATACTTAACATATAAAGTATAGTCACCCGTTTCAGATTCATCGTTTGTGATGACACTCTGAACAACCGCACTCAACTGCGATGTTTGTCCTTTTATCTTCTTTCCTACTAATTCTTTTAGATATAATCCTACACTCAATCCAACGTGTGTTGGGTTGATTTTTACTGCATGATAAGAATCATTATAACTTACGTTTCCTGGAACTACAACAGAACCATCCTTAAAAATGTGACTTCCAAAGGATTTAATCTGATTTTGTAAAATAGACTGTAGAGTAGTTAATTCTCTAGACTGAACAGGAAAACCTGGTCTGAATAATACTCTATAGTAATTATTTTTTTCATCAAAATCGTCATAATATGGTGTGACATTAAGATTGGTTTTTTGTGTCATCTTTTTAGAATTCCAGTACTATTTTAATATCTTCTTTTTGTCGTGGGTTTCGCGAAACACGAGGTCTATTATCCAAATAGATTATGTCCCCCGATCCTTTATTTATCTCAGGAGAGGAAACGCCATTGGTAAACTGAACGTCCAAATTAACATTTTTTGCTGAGGTAACCTGTGTGGTAATTCCAGTAAATGATCCATCAATAGTTCCACTAAAACTATTAGATGAAGTAACTGTTCCACCACCCGATGCTCTAAAATCAATTTTTAAAGCTTCGCTATTTACAGTCTTAGAATCCTTCTGATCATATGATCCACTATTAAAATAAAGTGATCTATCTTGGAAATACTTCAGAACTTGTGTTTCATCATCGTATGATGCGATATAACCAGTTGCAGTTCCAATACCAGTTACAGTTTGGAAAATTTGATTTCCTGGAATTGCATCTGTTGGTGTTGCAACAGAGGTCAACTTCAAACCTTTGAGATTAGAGAATTTATTCTCACTAAAAATTGTAGTAGCAGAACCAACTTGAGTTGGATTCTTAATAATGCCAATCTGAGCAAATCTTGTGTCTAGTGGGAAATCTCTAGTAGAATCATCAAAACGAGCATATACTAAAACACGATCTGTACCCAATTCTTCATAGATGTTATATCCATGTCCTCTGGCAGGAGGAATAATTGGTATTAGATTTGCAAATCCAGTTGAACCCGAATTGATAGTAGAAAGATCAATTCTTCCATAAGAATAATTTTTTCCACCAGATGAAACGGTAACATCTGTAATTTTTCCACCTGTTACATCAACAACAACTCTACCACCCGTTCCATCACCTAGAATGTCTAATTCTGCTTCAGTTGTATTATATCCAGATCCCTGGTTCTCAAT